TCGTCTGAGAGAACTGACAGCTGTTCAGTTCATCGTAGGCGAACACCCGGCCGTCACAGCGGATAAAATCAGCATTCGGAACATCTGCCACATATCCGCCATACTTTTCAGAATAAATCATATAGCGCTTTCCTCCTTCATGAAGAAGTGTGATATATGTTCAAACATCAATCCTCCTAAAATGATGCGTAAACTCATATCGTCATCTTATACATAAAAATCACCCGGTATCTTGAATAACCGAGTGACTTCGTATACATGTCATAACCATCAACCCATTTGAAAGACATATGGCATACATGCTTCTTTCGAAGCAGTAAATCTTTCATTCTGTCAGCAATCAGATCAAATCTGAATTGCAACGTATTTTGAGTTGCGGTATGGAGCACAGAGTCTTTAACATAAATATCAAAGACTTTTGTTTTTAGTTTTACATTTTTGTTATAAAGATCAGTTCCTTCACCGTCAGACCACATGATACGAACTGATTCCTGTGTGACCAATTCGTCTACGCCGATTCCGCGAACAAAATATTGTTTCATAAAAGGCCCAATCTCGACGTTGTCCGGCACACACATCAGTTTCCGCATATACCGATCTTTATAAAAAAGCTTGATAACATCATTCCAGTTATCAGCCCATGTTTTTACTTTTGATACCCGAAGAAAATCAGTAGCCATCATTCAACCTCCCTGTCATCTCCGGACAAAATATTTTTCCCACCGGCACGACATATGAAATGTTGACCACCAAACCGGGGCCACAAGCTCTAAATCGGTTTTAATGATTTTACATAAATCATCAAAAAAATCTGTACCTTCTTGGTTCATTTCATCAGGAAGCAAATCCCCCGGCGACGCAAGTTTATAATGATTATTTACTTGTTTTTGTACAAGATCTTTCGATGTCACAACATGTGGCGCGTCAAACTCCGGGGCATATGACGATTCCCCAACCACGTGGTATCGTAAAGGCGCTCCAATATTTCTTCCAAGATTAGCTGCTGGGGTCTTCATGGAAGACCTGCCATTTGAACCAATACCGTAAGAAATAGCAAATACATAAAACCGGGCAGCGTCATCTTTGTTGTCGTATCCAAGTCGGGTCCATGCGGATGAGTCTGTAGGTCGTGGAATACCAAATGAACAGGTTACGCCGTATCCGTTATATTGTTTTGAATGTGTGACTTTTGCCCGATGTGTTTCGCCGTATTCCTTAAGAACAGAATTTAAAGTTGCCATCCATTCCGGTGCACCTGTCTTGTGCACTGAACGGGCTTCCTCAAGCGCAAAACTGTACTTAACCAAACATGAATCTTGAAATTCATTCATCTTAACGATTAAAAAATCGGATAAATCTTTCAAGTAAGCATCTATATCAAAGACAAATCTAAATCCTTGGCTAGCCATACAAAGCACCGCCTACCACACGCCGGGCATGAAACATGATCTCTCCGTATTCACGGTGGATATTTACCCGCTCAATAGACACATTCTCAACCCGATACTGGTAATCACCAAATTCAAACAGGTCTCCGATCCGCAAACCTCTAGTGGTTGGATTCCATTGCACGTAGCAGGTCAGCAAATCGCCAGAAGTAATACCGACCGTGCCCTGTGATACTTCGAAATCAGGACGGCCTGTGTATTCAGCACATACACCGGGAATTTTTGGAATAACAATCTTTGGGGGACGTTCCTCAATCAAAATGCCGTCTTCATCGGTAAGATTATTTTGCTCACGTTTAAATTCAAAATACGTATTGCACTCAATCGTCTGAGAGTTATAATCAATAGGCCCAACCTGTACCTGCCAATCCAACATAAAAATAACGCCATCCTGCCGAATCATGATGTCGCCACGATGTATCGGCCAAAGCTTTGATGTTTCAAAGTTAGTTTTCATATCAGCGTTACCGATAGCAGATTTCCATTGAATCGGCGTCTGTCTTGCGCGTACCCATGCGCTTTCTTTATCCGGCTTATCTTTCTCCGTGTACCAGTTTTTGATCTGTTTAAACCAGTAATTGTTTGCATTATCCGTTAACAGAAATGTAATCCAATCATCCTCGTATCTCTCAGGCTGCTTGTATTCATTGCGAGACGGGGCGACAGTAGTAGGATAGAGGGGAGAAATCTTGCCTTGAGCAAGTAATTCCTCTTTTCGATTCCATAAAACTTTACCCATAAAGATCAGCGTCCTTATCGACGATGGATTCGGGAATCCTTCCGACGTCATTTGCTTTATCAAGCAGTTTGTGTTTTACCCCGAGAAACGCATTCCAGACATCATCTGACCAATCTTCCTTTGGCAGATTATGATTGGACTTATACACGAGGTCCTCTACAGAAGAAATCAAACGCAGTAAATCCTCACGCAGGATTTCCGTATAATGTTTCAGCGTATACTCACGGTCCTGAATGATCTTTCCGTCGGCGTTCTGATAACTGACGTGCACAATCAAATCTTTCATCAGTCCACCTCCATAGAGAGAATATGCCTACGGTTCATCCGGAAATGATACTGAGCAATCTTTTTCTCAAGATTGTCAATTCTGGTTTGCAAATTCTCAAACGGCTTGTCTCCGTGGGTAACTGACATAGCATTAGTTGTAAAACTAACCATGTCAGAATAATTGGCTTGTACTGTCTGATAAAACAAATACTGTGCAACTGTCAATACATATTTGTTTTCATTCTCATTCAGAGTATCCTTGTACGCAATAAACAAGTCTGCATCTTTTATAAAGCCGTCTTCAGAAAACAACCGTGTTCTGCCTGTCTGTACGTACAGCTCACGGATTCCTTCAGCGATGAACTCACTCATGTCTTCACGGGTCATGTCAGACGGCACGGTCTGATATTTGACGAGATTGTAAAGCCGCTTCGTCAAAGCAACGATATCAGTCATCGCCAATCACCCTTTCTCAGTTTTCCAGAAACTCTTTGCCCGGCATCTTCGCCTGAAGTAGCTTCAGCTTGCTGGCACTTAGATTCATTTCCTTGGCGGTTTCAAATACCAGATTCAACACATGATCTTCATGCACAGACTTCAGCCATGCCTCAAGCTTTTTCTGAGGCCCACCTAGTATCTTTGCGATCTCTTCCTTTGTCGCAAAATTAGGATTATCATCCACCAGAATACCATTTTCCTCCAGTACATTTGTGCTGCGGTCAACTCTCAAAAGTCCCGACTGGAAAATCGTATTCATAGAGATGTTGTATGCAATTTCATCTTCGGTCAGATAAACAAAACTCCCAGCCTTGACCAACTGACTGCGAGCAGGTCTGTTCAATACAAAAACAGCACCGTCAAAAGGCTTGTCATTGACAACCTTATACTTTTCATTATTTTCCATCCTACCTCGCTCCTCTAATACATAATAAAACAGGGTAGGAGAGAAGCCCCTACCCTGAAACAATTACAGAGACTTGTCTTCGTAGATGGACAGGTACGGGCGGTCGCCGGTGACGAGCGCAGCACCCACGTACTCATCAAGACACACATCGAACGAACGGTCGTCGATATCGGTAGCCTCCATACGCTGGATACCACCTTCCTTGACCACCTTCAGCGGCCGCATGGTCGGATCGATAAACGTCGGGAGGATAAAGACAAACTTGCGGTTGAATACAAATTCATCCGTACCGTCAACCACCGGATTCATCAGGTTAATGACGCTGGCACCAAGGTAATTACCAAGGCGGCCGGTACGATAGAAGTCGCCGATGATACCATCGTTAAACTGCTTCGCTCCGGTGGTCGGATCAGCAGTAAATCCAGTCAGTTCAACAACTTTATGGATTTCCTCAACGTCACCAAGAATTGCCGGAGCAGCTCCGTTGGACATCCGCATCCAGTGACGAAGCATCGGATCAAATACCTGCTTATCAACATCAGGACCATATCCATAATACGGGGACCGGAATGTGGAGCCGACACCAGCAAGCAGCACCTCCTGATAGTACTTGAGTTCTTCAAGTTCCATCTGATACGCCGCATCATTGATCAGAGCGCCCATATCAACCTGTCCGTTCTGAGCCTCAACAATATTGATAGACGGACGGCAGGTGATCAGCTCAGTGCTCAGAATCATGGCCTTATTCGCGATCTTGCTCCGCTCAGTCGTAGACCCCTTGGCCTGATGATAAGCGCGAACGCCTTCAAGACGGCACTGGAATTGAGGATGCACACCGAAGTTAACAACCTTGACATCAGCGATATTCGGCAGCCAGTTATTCTCCGCAGTTCTGCGGATTTCATTCACACCAAATCCAATGATTTCAGCAACCGCATAGCGGTTTTCCGGAGACGGATGAGCGAACAGCTCCATAATCTTGGAATGAGCTTTCTCACGCTGATCAGAATCAATGGACTCATGACGGGCCTCGGCAACCATGATCTTGACCATGTTGGAGTCCTGAGCAAAATATCTCACTTCACTCATATCTATTCACCATCCCTTCCTTAAGCTTTCTTGACGATCTTACCGCCAGCGCCCGGACACACAATGTCGTCCTTCTCCAGCGCTGCATACACATCGTCGTCAATTTCAGTTGTGATCAGAACCTCGCCGTTCAGCACCCTCTTCATCTTAACCTTCCGGCCGATCGGGCACTCAAAGTCAGCGGTGTTCCACTCGCAACAGGGGATAAAATCAAGTTCGTTCTCGACGAAGAAAACTTCATCATTGCCCTGTGCCTGTACCTCAAGCACAACAGCATTCTTCCGCCACAAAAGCTCTTTGCGTTCAACACGCATGACGATATCGGCGGTCTTGGTCAGCTTCTTTACGACCTTCTTGCCCGTGCCATCATCAACGATAGCAACGAAAACGCCGTTGGGCAGTTTTTCACCGGCAGGATATGCGCCGTTATAAACATGGCCCTGAAGCTTTTTCATAAATCCAGCCATACTATCTGGCCTCCTTTTGATCAGCACGAGCATAAAGCCACTCGTCTGAATATTCTGCTTTCAGTCCAATCGATGGGACTATGTTGGCAAGGTTAATGTCGTCATGTACAGAAGCATTCTCTACATGTGCCGGTTCATTTGCCATGCTCATGAGTGCCAACTTCTCATAGTTCACTTCGGCAATAGCAATACGGACATCATCTTCCCGAGGATCAAGACCATTCTTCTCTGCAAAAGCAAGCGCTTGGTCCTGTTTTGCCTGAAGTTCCTCGGCGAGTCTCGCCGCACGAATAGCCTCAAGTTCCTCGTGTTCTGCTTGAAGTGCAGTGATCTCCGCCTCGTAGCGCATGATCTGCGCACGCAGTTGAGAGATTTCACTTTCAAGCGTCAAATGAGCAGCGTCAAGGTCAGGATTCCCGGACGCAACTGCTGCCGCCCGGGACTCCTCGACAGACGCATTGGTATTCTGCGTCTCATCGTCGTCAGGCTTATCGCCGTCATCCTTGGCGTCAGGCTCGTCCTTTTGTTCAGCATTCGATACCTGCTGATCTGTAGATTCATTTCCAGTTAGGTTCTCGGCCGACGCATTCTCAACCTGTCCCGCTTCTGCACCAGCATTGTCGGGCTCAGGCTGCTGTTCCGCATTATCAACCTGCGGTTCTTCGTTCTGGTTTGCGTTTTCGTTTACATCCGGTTCTTGTTGGGAAGCCAGTTCAACGTTCGCTGTGCCGGGATCATTCTCAGAACCCGGTTCATTCATCTCGGCATTCATGTCGAGAGTGTTTTCCAAATCTTTCATTGGACCTTGCACCTCTTTCTCGGTTGCATCGTCAAGTTGTTCTGCAACCATATTCAAAGAGACAGCGTCCTTGAAAGCCGGTCGCGATACGACGGTGACCCCAAAGAGAAAATTATGATCATCCGCACCAACAATTCTTATTCCATTATTGACCTTGGTACGAGACAGCCTGTACGTCACCTCAAAAGAGAAACACAACAGATCAAGCTCGTACATATCAACCAAGCGTTCACAAACTTTGTAATCACGCTTTGGAACCTTTGCAGTTGCCAGAAGCCTTGTAACACCGTCTTGCTGATCCTTCGAAAAATCCCACAGGCTGCCTATCATATCCGTAAAGTATTCGCCGGTTAATCTATTCCATTTATGACCTAATCGGTCGTAATTCCCGGCCAGCAAGTTCTCTTTATCGCAATACAACGGTATACCGTTATAGATATCCGGATTATCAACAATCTCATCAATGAATTCTTCTGTTACTGCTTTCCGATTAACGTTCGGAAGTGTCGTGCAAATGCACAGGTCGATTTCGATGAAGATGTCATTCTTCTTCTGTTCAGAGATTTCCACCTCGGATGCAACCAGAATTTGTTGATGTTTACGTTCCATTTTTTGCATCCTTTCAGCTTCTCACGATATTAGGAGGACTATGTCAGAAGCCTTGAGATATAAAGAAACAGTCCTTTTCAGAACTGTCACCATATGTTATTCAGTTGTCTGGGCTTCGCTGCCCGTTGGGTTGCTGCCCTTTGGCTGTCTGCCGGTCACGGATTTTGCCGGGTCAGAATGACGTTCCGAATCATCCATCGTCGGCCTGCCGAGAGCGGCCTCATCGTTCTTTTCATTACTGTTCCGATTTGTTTCCGTGTTTCCTGTATACGGGGTAAACAGGTCAGCCACACCATTTGCCCGTTCATTTTTCTTCCGCTTAATCTCCTGCTCAAAGTCAAATCCATGAGCAACCACATAAGTTTCATTCGACAGCATACCCTTGGAGTACAGCGTATCACATGTCTTTAAGAACTTTGTGTCACCTGTAAGATCGGTAGGAGGGAAGGTAAAGCGGGGGATCCTTTCCTCGCTGTTATGAGGGAAGTTTGGGATCATGACATTAATTCTGCGGTTGATTTCATTCATCATATCGCAGATCTTGTCTTTTGCTCTCTGAATCCGGAGAGCTGCTGTCTGCATAGATACCTGTGCAGACGCAAAAGTCGAACCGTCTTCAGCACGTCCGGAAACGATAATGCCTGATATGCCACCGGCGTCAAGAATGTCTGCATTTACGGATTTGTACTTGTCATCCGAGAATAATTCTTTCAAATCCGGTTGATGGAATTTCGGTTCAGCATATGGATCAGTAACTACCAGTCCGCTCTTTCTCATAGCTGACTTGAAGTTCTGTCCAATCATCAGCAACGCGTCGTCATCCGGCAAAGGCATTTCTTTGGCGTCGCCGTATTTCACATGCAGGAATGAATGAGACCCAAGTACCAGCTGTGAATCTTCCCACTGACTGATGAGTTCCTTTTTCCGGAACGCCGGTAAACAAGCCGCCACCATAGGTGTTGCAAGGCGCAGCCAACTTTCTTTCACGTCCTGCAATGTGAAAGTATACAAAGGATTTAACTGCACCCATTCAACGTGGTTCTCAAGTCCTACCAGCACTTCAGGAGGTAAGCCTTTGAGCCTGACCTTCAACTCCGCGTCATTAACATACTGCTTCAATGCTTGCTGGCAAATCCATTCATACTCCTGCTGAATAGCACGACAGTTATATTCAACCACCGGTTCGCCAAGAATATTCACGCCACCAAATCGAACCAAATTGAACGGCAAAGAAATCAATCGGCCTGTCGGCATCAAATAAGAGACCACATTGCCATAAAGCCAATACTGATAAGAAAGCGATTCAAGAAATTGCCCCAAACGGATATCGGAATAATGCTGCTGATATTTTCGTTTTGTTTTCTCGTCACCGCCAACCAATTTCCATTTGTCCGCCAGTGTAAATGCTGTATATACTTCCTTAATGATTCCACGGAACAAAGGGTCTTTGTTCACGTAGTAATTAGCCAGTCTGCACAGGTCAACGTAGTTTTCCCATTTCTGTGTATCACGCAAAAGCCGTTCATAATTCAGTCCGGCCACCTCTCCGCGATACGCTACGCTTTCTGACATATAGGTGCCTGAGACGGCGGATTCAAAACTTTTGCCGGTAAGTTTTCCCTGCGCCTCCAACCGGTCTAACTGATCTTCAGCTACAGCAACCATGCGTCCTGTATGTTCTGCTACAGGCTGTACTTCAACCCCCAAATCTCATTCACCTCCTTAATCCAAATCCAGTACCACTCCACGACTTCGGTGACGGTTCCGACTGGAAATTCGTTGTTTGTTATAATCTTCAAGCCCTGCAATGTAATGCACAGCCATGGCCAAAGCAGAATATCTATCTTTATGCTGTGTTGATTTTGCAGTATCGTAAATTACATTACCGGCAGAAGTAGGTTTCGCTACAATTGTTCCAAGCTCAAGCTGCAATGCATCAGCTTCTACAAAAATAGCTTTCTGCGCAGTAGTATATTTATGCTCCGGAATGACTTCGCCTTTGTTTGCTCTCCGTTCTTCTTCCTCGGTCATACCCATGACAGTGCCAATAAAACGTCTGGATGTCACCGGCAGCTCAAGTGTTCCCTGTTCAAGTGCAACCCGCAGACAGCTGACAAGCTGCTGGTTCAATGTGTTGTTTGCAGAAAAAGGATGCAACAATGGAACCGCCCCGTGAATCGTAGAACGTTCCGTGTCCATAACCAGCGGAGGCCATTCTTTTCCGGTTGGATCTGTCCACGGAACAGACAGGAACTGGGGGAATGCTTCTCCCATACCTTTATGGTCAAATACAATCTTGGATGTATTCGGGAATTTCGCAAGCATCTTACGAACTTCCTTTGCCAGTGCGTCAAGCTTCTGACCTTTGAATGTCCTGAGATTAACCAGCTGTTTGATGTAAATGCCGCTTTCCTGTTCAACCAGTTTGATTACACAGATCGCCGCATTATCAGCATTTTTTGCCATCGAAGTAGCAAGGTCAACGCCGATAATATATTCGGCTTCGCTTCTTGCCGGTTGTGCTTCTTCAACATCTACCAGCACACGGCATTTATCTGTCAGGTCATAGGGGAAGAGTGCACCCTGTTCAGTACCGACAAAGATAGAACCATATTCCATTTTGAATTTATCTTCGCTCATGTCAGCCTTTTCATCCATGAAGAAGTTGTAATCTCCAAGGCCTACCCGTACTGCACACTGCCAATCAAGCGCACAAGCAAAACATGTTTCATCCGGAACCCCCGGGTCCTTTTTGCTGACACCAGCCATGCGGCGAAGTGTTTCCATGAATAATTCAAAAAAGTAATTTGATTTAAAACAGGCAGAAGTAATTGAAATCAATTTCGACGGATAATCGTACTGCTGCCAGTCTTTCTGAATCATCATGTCCCGACGTGTATTCAGCACCGGCCTTGCGGTTGCTTCATAATCAGCCTTTTTAACTTCCGGGGCTTCATCGATAACCAGAATCTTTGCACGGTTGCCGCGGAATACGCCGAGCGAAAAACTTTCAATAGAAGACCCGTTCAGGAAATCAACTTTACCTTTGGACTGCGTTAGCTTAACCGGATTCCTGCCGGTCATCTTGATCTCACGTAAAACGTTCGGATTATGAACGAAGACATCGTTAATCTTCTTAACAACAAGCCGTGCCTGTTCAGCTGTACCGGATATGACCGCAATCAATGAATTCGGATACAATATCGCTAAGGCAATACAGCAAATTGCCGTCAGCCATGTCTTACCAAATCCACGAGATTTCACCAGCTGTACACGTGACCGGTTGCCAATCATTCGGGCAGCAACCTTCTGCACATCTTTCAATTTCACCTGAAGATAATCTTCAATGAAAACATCAAGATGTGTTCGCCAATAGACAATCTGTCTTACCCATGCGTCCGTATTTTCAATATTCTGATACTGCCCGGACTTAATGAGTATTTCACGAAGCCGTTCTTTCTCGGCCTTAGTCATCGCGCTCAATCAAAATCACCTTGCTGGCCAACTGCTACCAAAGTATGAGTATAATCATGAACGACTTTATCGACATTATCATCCGGGATATCGAGAACAACACCATTCAGCGCACCGGAGGACTCAACTCTGAAGATAATCTCTCCAAGATTTCCGATACCTTTGACGTCTCCCGGGCGGCGCTTGCATGCAGCAAAATTAGCAGACTTTGAAAGCTCATCAAACAAAGACATAGCTTCTTTGTATTGCTTCAGGTCCACCTGTCCGGCACGAAACTTTGAAGCAATTCTATCTGCGTCAAACGACGCCTTCGCAACTTTTCTTGCATAGTCACGCATGTTTGCAGTCTCAAGGACATAATCCTCGGCAAGCTGGGCATACTCATCTTCCAGAAGTTCTATTTCAGACGGGGTATAATAGTCGCGCCAAACTTTACTGTATTCACGACGTTCAGTTGTATCACCGTCCTGAACAACATCTGCCGGTGTCTTTTCAAGCCCATCACTGTAAACACCGTCTTCTCCGACGTGCTCAACATACTGGTAATATGCTTTCTGGTTCATCATAGCCAGCCATTGACGGCCAATGCATGAATCACGGAGCTGTGCTTTCCGTCTCTTGGACGTTTTCGGATTTATATACTCAGCGTCGTTTGCAAGCACATAACTTGCTTTTTCGCCAGCCTTCTCCCAGTAGTCGTCACGCCAGCCCCGATTATTGAAATGACAATATTCTTTTGTCCCTTCAATAGATGTACATGCGTTTCTTGCACATTCTTTACACCATGCGTCTCTGTAACTTTGAGTACTCCATTCGGCATGTGTATAAAATTCCGTCAGCGGTTTTATTTCACTGCACCTAATGCACATCTTGGATGGCGCATTAGGCTTGCCGACGGCTCGAACTTTTTTGTACATTCCATTCGGTTGTACTTTGACCGTTTGCCCCTTCGCCATCCTCATCCCTCAATCCACAAAAAAAGACGATGCGTCATGCATCGTCTGCTCAATTATCCGCCAAAGAAATTTGTCAGCGGATTTATAGTCAATGGATAAACACAGTAACGTCCGTAATTCGGTTTCATAATCATGACAACCGCACCCGGCTTACCGCCATAGTATTTTCTGTTTGCGTATGGATCCGCCCCGCACACACTTGGGACTCTGATCACAACAGAGTTACCGTCCGCAGTCATACCGCCAAGATATTCCTGCTGTTTATGCAGGTGTCCGCAAATGAAATAATCAATCGGACTGCCATATAAGTTTACTGCATCCTTTGCCAGCGTAGTGACATCTTTCGGATTGTCACCATGCAGCAGCATGAATTTAAAACCGGCGATTTCAACGCAGTGGAGTTTATCGCAATCTCCGTCAAAAATCACGTCCGGATTGTTCGCCAGTCTGATTTTCAAATACCACCAGATAATCCGTTCCAGATTTTCATCCTCGAAATCTCCCTTGTTAGAGCCAAGCGGTCTAATTTCAGAATGATTCCCTGAAACAAAATGCACATGAGTTTCGATACCGGCAAGGTAATTAATTCCAACAGCGAGAATCTCTGCGAGTTCTATCGTGCTGTCTACCACGCCAAGACGAAGTCTCATAAGCTGGCTCTGCCGCAGCATGCCATCAATCAAATCACCAACACAACATAAGTGAATACGCTTAACCCGATGTTGTTCAGCAAGCCGAATCGTTTCACCAAGAATGAGATTCAAACGACTTTGAATAATCTCAGGTCGAACGATATTTAAAGCATCACCGTATAATCCTTTAACAGTATACTCTGCGCCGTAATGCAAATCCCCGAGTCCCAATACCAGTTCGCAGTCTGTCGCCGACCTCTGTACAGGTTCAGGCCGGGGCAGGGGAGTAAGCTTTTTTACTGCGTCATGAATCGTTTCCCGTAATGCGTCAGACCTTGCTTCATTCCGCTGATATGCATTCAGTTGTGAAATCAGATCACGCATCTTTACCCGTTCTGCGTACTGATTGTCAACTAAAACAGCGCCTGAATTCAGATTAATGACCCCGGCATCTTCTGCTAATTTTAAACCAACAGCCGATTTTCGCAGTGTGTCGGCGCTCACTGCCAGCCCGTACTGGGCAACCATTTCGGACCAGTCCATATCTAGATCGCCGTTTTTCTTCAGCAGCATATCACGAACAAGATCCCGTTTTTGTTCAGCGGGCAAATCCGCAAATGTATCGTCCAACCTTACACCTCATTCCTTAAAGAGTTCCGGCCACCCTCAACTGTTCATAAATCTCTTTACCGCATTTTTTACATATAAGCTTGCAGCAAAAGACATACGCATGTTCTTTATGAAACGTCACCGGAAGTACTTTAGAGTTTACAATGTAGTTTCCCACATCGCCGGATTGCACATACTCATGGTTGCACCAAAGTTGTTTCCACCAGCGCCGAAGTTTCTCCGTATATATCACTTCCTGAAAGAAGATAAAACACAAAAGGCGGCGCAGCTTAGGCATGCGTCGCTATAGATTCGTCTACCACCGATCACGCCAGTGGTTACCATCTCATGTACCCGAGAACGGCATTGAGAATATCTATCCCGAGGCTGAACTTCTGACGGCGATCTGTTCTTCAAATGCCGTAATGTACCACTACACCGTTATATTTGAACGGCAGGAACTTAACGGCTTCCCTCCATAGCGTTTTCAACGAATCTTATAAACAAACCGGGTGGGCAGTTTGCCGTCAAAATATTTGCACTGCGTCTGCATTCTCTACCGCCGTGCAGGAGCGACCAACTTAATGTTGACCGAATGCAGAAGTACGGTTTAATCCCACGCATCTCTGGCGGATGTCAAACAACCTTGATGAAGCAGTTGGTCCTGCTGGTGTTCCGCCGTACGAGCTTTATTTTCTTATCGCCTTTAATGGTTTGCTGTCTTGGTGCCGGGGGTTCACCGGGCATTGCACAGCAACCTTCTGTGCTTGGCCACCGGTTGTTATTGCATTTTGATCTGGATGTCATAATCCAGACTAACCTCTTATCTCTTCAGATTGCCCTTAGTAGTCTTCAAGTATATTCAGCTATCCGAAAGTCAAGGCTGAGACCAAAGGAGCGACCTCTGACCTTCTTGACCTGATCTACGATCCAAGTCGGATGTGGAATGCTTACCACAAACTTTCACGCACCATTCAGCATTTGTTCTCAAAACACAAGGACTCTTCTTGAATTAGAAATTGTTGAATTGCGCTACCGGTACCCGTTTCTTACCTTATAGTCACCGTTGGGTGACCTCACAACAAATCGAATTATTGGTGTTCCGTGGTTTTCTGTGTTTACCAGACACAGACTCTCACGGATAGAGCAGACCGGATTATCCCCGCGCCCTGATTGCTCCGACGGTAAGGACGTTGCTTTTACTTGCGACTGTAAGAGTACACACACTTATCACGGTATCATTCGCTACCGCTGATATATCGTCACCGCTATATCAATTGTCAGCCATGAACGTATCCGTCCACGCTTTCTTTGATGTCCATGTGTTCTCAGCCCCATGGTGTTGGGTCTTCACTGAGTTAAGCGTTAGACTGGATTATGACACCCAGTATTATTTACTTGAGATATATTAATTCCTCATTGATCGGGTCAAAATTTTCATCAAAGAAACGTTTCGACCCGTCAGGCTCGATCAAAACAATTATCCTGCTCATATCATATAACATGTCTTCATTGACACGTTTCCCCTGATACTGAGCTACTGACTCATCAATCCTGTATTCCTGACCATGTAATGTAAAGACATTGTCAGTGTCCACTGTACAATATACTATCTCCGCATTACGGTCATACTTTGAAACCTGACTCTGGACATAAGCAAACCTGTCTCCAGTTTCTTGAGGCCGTTTTTGTTTCTGGACACGAAAATCCGTCTCAACAAAATCATGGGGGAGTTCCCGATTCCGTTTCGATTGCTCTTTGTACAGGCTTGTTATGCCGTTATCCTGATTTGCGCTGTGTGACGCCTGAAGCAATAAATACCCGAGACAGTCCAGATAAAACTTGACTCTGTTCTCGATATTGAATTTATTCTTCGCCGCCGCCGAAGACGTCAGCCATCCGTTTTCAAGCTCAGCACTATGACGCTTAACACGGTCACAAACAATCTTTTCAGCGTTCGCATAGGTATCGTACACAACCGTTTCAGGATATCCGGTTGCCGATGGTATTTTGTAATTGTGCATTCAATCTACCCCTCTACAATATTATTACCAAACGAAAACGATTTTTTTAACAAATCTATCAAAAAAATTTTTTGACAGCTATGTCAGCACAAAAGTTCGCTTCGACATTGGTGCGTCCGCATAGCATTTTTCCCACAACAGATTGTTTGTCTGAACAATTTTCATAACGGCTTTTTGAAATGTCCCCCTGACATCGTGATATTCCTTGCCTGTTTTCTCTGTGATATCCGTGCAGTTATATCCTTCCATAAGTGACTTGACGACATATAACTCCCATGATGTCAATGGAGCTTCTTCGATCAACCTGTCAAGATCAATAAACGTATTAATGACAGGATCGCCGGTATCATAAACCCCGGCCGTCTCATCAATTCCAACTTCCGCCGTCATCGTATAAAGCAACGGGTCCAACCGTGATCGCTGTTCAATTAACATTTTCACAATACGAGGTTCAGACATCGGGGTGTATAAAAAGTTCGTACATCCCCGGCCATCATTTTTCAGTTCCTTTTTGACGTGACCCATCAACGATCACTTCCAGACTGAACCCCGGTGAATCGATAGTATAATATTTTTACGAATATTACATCACCTCATAAATCCAAATTAACTATAGGGCCGTCAATGAAGTCATTCTGCGCATCAATTACGATCAGCAATTTTTGCATATCATTGCTTTCCTTTCTGTTTGTCTAATTAGTACCTACCCCGAACTTAATTCGTGCCTGCTCGTCTATGTATAATAGCTTTGTGATATTGCTAGTCATAAATTACGCCACAGATTTAATCTTCAATACTTCCCAATCAAGTGTCTTCATAGTGTCCAGCATTGCACTAAAGTCGGCCTCCATATCAGAGCCGAATGCAAACAGTTCTTCAAACACTGCATCCCACTCATCGTCATGAATCTCATCCAACATGGCACTGCTTTCATGTTCGATCTTCCTTTTCTTGAGAGGGATGTTCCGATTTTTGTTCAGCCGCTTGTAAAACCGGCTCATCAAGCTGCCAACCTTCGGATTGTATGCCGCCACTGTGCCAGGATGAATGCCTCCCATAAAATACAAAGACGACTTCAAAAACTCACGATTATGATTAACATCATGAACAATGGTCATAAACTCTTCCAATGTTACCTGTCGCTTCTGTTGAGTGCCAGCCTCAATCTGAAGCATCTGTCGTTCCATCAACTCCCCGGCTTTTGCTAGTCGATCTTCCAGAACAGAGTTTTCGTACTTGAGCCGATCGCGCTCAGAACAGACCTCATGATACTTTACAAACATTGCTTTCGCACGGTCCAGCACTGCCGCAGGAGAATTCCATCTCTTTTCAATCTCAATGAAATATTCACGAAACTGTTTTCCGATCGGTGTCCGCTGAATCATACAAATTTGCTTGGCCATATCAATAGAAAGCTGATGATCTGTAATTTCTGTCCACGGATTCTTCGGATTATTGGTCGGACATTTTTGTCCGACCAATGTTTCATAGTCTCTTCCTTCCTCAAATCCATACTCGCACATGCGAGGAAACCACTTATGATAAGGCGTATTGATTCCTAGTGCTGCATACAAATCTCTGCCGGACACAGTAATTTATTCAGGATTGTCATAATTCAAAGTAATTAAATTGGTAGAACTGTATTCCATCTGATACCTCATTCATAAAGTCAAAATGGGAAAGCCATCACTGTTCAAGAAAAAAACCGGCAGAGGGCAGAGAGGAGAAGCGCCCTCCGCTGGTTAAAAGCAATTAAGAAATCATTTCGGTTTTCTGGTCGGGAAGAAGCCCGGTTTTACGCAGGGCCAAAATGTATTCATTCCAGTTTACATTATGAAGCAACCCAAATCCCCAAAGCTCCGCGAATACTCCCGGCCACTCGTCAGACATGATTAGATTCATCTTAGCAATTCTCTGATTCTGTCGGGAAGCTTCGATTTGCCGGGGAATCAAAGCAATGCCCCGTTGATGAAAAATCCGAGCATAGAATCGGGCATACATTGAACTAACCGCCGGAGAAGAGACAGACCGCAGCGCAACATCAAAACCATGCATGTAGAAGATAGCAGCTTTCAACAGTCTGGCCGGGGGAATGGGGAAGGACATCATCAAGTTGACAAATTCATCCTGAGTAAGTCCATCTATCTGTTGATCGTTTTTCGTAACGATCTCGTCTTGGTATTCATCTTCACGCGCAGTGCTTTCCTGCAAAGAACTCGCAATAGCACGGGTAAACGGCGTTGCGTCGGTGTTATATGCTGCGCTGGTGATGTCGATAAATTCATCAACATTAATCTGGTTCCGAATAGACGGATCCACGTATACTCCTGAGTGCCGAAGAGTCGGCAGTACCTCGTGGGTTATCCAGCGCTTAAAACCTTTCGCTTCCTTTTTACGGGAACCAAGTATGAGCGTATACAAACCAGACTCGTTCACAACTGACAATCTTTGCAGTCCGCCGAGGGTACGAATTGAACTCGCACCCTTTTCATCATCATCCAGCCTGCTGCATGCCTTACTTGTATCACCTATGTCTAAGGCTCTGCACACATCCGCTGCCACAAACCATGGTTCTCCATCTTCCATGGTAATGCGAATACTTCCAAACTGAGTTTTCGTAAACGACAAAACATCCTTGCCTTTGAATTCTTCCATAGTAGGCACCTTCCTTAAATCGTCGATATTGTTTTCAACTCATCTGTGTACAAAATATAAAACCCTGAATATAGACACGACATGTTACTTTCCGTAAAAGAGGTCGGTTAAACCGACTCCCTTTTATCGGCTACGAATAACCTTCGTTGGATTACTCCTTCGAGGTCTCTCCAATTGCCTCTTTATATTTTCCAACCAACTCTTTGTACATCCGGTTCAGGTCGCTGTATTCCTTATCCGAGCGGCGAATCTGCGCATACAGCGCATCAAGTTCATTGCCCATGTCCGTGATCATCCGACGCTGGAATTCATATTCACGGTAGATGTTCTTGAAGATATCAGCCTTGGCATAGCAAACATTCCGAAGCTGATCCTTCGCCCGGGGACCGCCCGACGCAGACTTCGCCGCAATTGAGAACTTCTCGACCTCATCAAATGCTTTCTTGTAATCTTCTTCGGTGTATTTGGAAACGAACGCATCGTCTTCGCCAAACTTGTCCAGAACTTCCTGCAATGAAAGTCCTTTGACCTGTACAGGGTCCGGCAGTTCCTTGCCGTCAACAGGAGTCTTTACATCATCTGTGTCACAAACAGGTGAGAACTTATCCGAAATCACTTCGGAGAGCTTTTCTTTTTTCACTTCTTACCACCATCCTTTTTCACAGACAGATTATTCAGCGCCTTCAGTGCTGCCGCAACCTTATCAAAGGTATCCACGAGGGTGTCAATTTCAGCATCATCGCCGTCTTCATCTTCTTCATCTTCTTCATCATCTTTCTCATCTTCCTCGTCGAATTCTTCGTCGTCGAAGTCTTCATCTTCATCGGAGTCTTCTTCGTCCAGAATGCCATAGGAAGCGTGAACCAGTTTGCTGATGCGCTCATATGCCGCAGTGAGAGTGGTCAGATTCTCTGCCTCAGAGGGGCGGACACTGAAAATTTCACAGACATCCATCAGGGGCTCGACCAGATCCTCAAGGTTTTTATCCTTCATTGCAGCGGTACGAAGGATAGTAGCAATCACCGCCAAAGGTACAACAGGCAGTGTCAGTTTCTGTGCGGATTTGCCCTTGATCTTAACAGCCGTGTTAAAGGCGTCACAAATCACATCCGTCATGGGAAGAACAACATTGTTGGAAAACATATTTTTCATTTGAACCTCTCTTTCATTATTGCTCGGACGTTTCGTCCGCAGTTTCTTCAGCATGTGTGTCAACTCTGACATACACCCGCCAAATTTCATCAAGACCATCAAGCGGCAATTCCAAGTCAGAATCCTCCGCAACTGTGAAGACCGCTGTCCGTTTGGGATTGGAAGAACCCGGTGAAATATCCTCCCGGATGTACTTGAATTCCGGGTCAATGACCTCAACAAATGCAAGACTCCCGTCTTCCGGACACTCAAGTGCACGCTGTATGTACGCCAGTAGTACATGCCGTGTTCCGAAAAGTTCGGTAAACGCCTCTGTCCACGGTATCAGTTCCATGAACGAAGCGAACTTGTACGTGCAACCGTCAGACCCGACAATAGATGAAGGCATCGTTCCGGTATGCGACTGATTCGAAAGCCACGCCCGTGGGTCATACATGCCGTCGTGTGAACACATTGGAATTACCTCCTCGTTGATCATATCGAACACCGTCCGGATCCGCCGCATGGAGCACCTACGGACAGACTCCCTCCGGGTTCACTGGTATTAAAGGAGCGACCCGGCAGAAAAGTGCTGAAAATTTTCCAACAATTTTCAGGACCGATCCATGCCGTAATGAGACGTCATGAGGTCTGCCGTCTACTCTGATTTGCGACCGATCGTTCACTTTCTGTCTTCCTCCCTCTCTCTCCCCACACCCCTCTTACTCCTACTAACTTACTTATATACTGACAAAGTAACTTTAAGTTCTATCTTAGTACCAATGTTATATTACTATAATGAACACTGTAACTTATCTATGTATAGTATCTTATAACAGATGGAATAACAGAACATTGTTTCTAAACAAAGAAAAACAATACAAAGAAAGTAAAACAATGAAAAAGTAAAAAACAATGTTCATATAAACAAAGAGAAAATAAACCTATAACATTGCATAAGGTACAATGAAATTACAAATACTATAACATTGTATTATAACAATGGCGCGCGCACGCGCACGCACGCGAATCATTGGAAGAAACTCCCACAGCATGTCCGGCCGTATCTGTGACTTCCGGGAGATTACGGCTTTTCAGGGAACGGGACAACCTCCAACACGGCGTCGATGTTTCGTGAAAAATTGGGGGATCTACTGTCGGTCATTGCGGCTACTGCTTCCGGCGTGTCAGGCCTGAGGAGGGCCTGACTGCCGGAACGAGAGGAATGACGATGAATTCCTGACGGCCGTGTCAATAAAGGTCAAAGTCAAATTGTGTCAGTGAAGGTGCAAAAAAATATCTCATCACACGGTTAAAACAGAAATGCCTCTAAATGCGATTCTTTTGGGTATTAGAGCGTTTTTATGACCACGGTAGATAGAAAGCCTTACCGTAAAATAAAAACGCTGTAAGGCGGCAAAGAATGCAAAATAGAGGCATTTGATATTTTGACCGTATAATGAGGATGTTTAAGTGAACACCGGGTGTGCAATTATCGCAACACGAAAAGTGTTTTGATTAAGACGGTTTGAAAAACAATGGACTTGTGTCATCTGGTTGTTTTAATGCCGTAATGTGATTGAAGCTATATTCAAGTGTTTTGATTGATACGGATTGATAGTGCAGATTTGATTATACTATGAATGGTCGTGACGCCCGGAGGTGAAAAGAGAGACATGTCAGCGAGCCGTCATTGAAAAGTACCCACGGAGAGCGACACAGGGAAGCAGGAATTATTTTTGTGAGATCGATTTTTTGAGAAAACCAGAACAGATTCGAGAAGAAGTGATACGGATTGATATTGTTTTTATAAACTTTTCATATGGATTTGTCAAGGAATTTAGAAGAATGATTTGTGATCACGGCAAGCAATTCTGAACGGAATGGCAGTATTTTAAAGGCAGAAATACGATTTCTATAGTTGATGAAGGAACACGGTAAGAGATGATGCAGAACACGGAGCACGATCGGTATAGGGGAGAGGAATAGAGAGTTAATTTAATTTTACAGAGAGACGAAATTAAATTGCATATAGAAAAATTATTTACATATATGATGGATTATATGTAAATTAATTTACTTCTGGAATCTTAAAAATGAAAAAAGTGTTGATGTAAGACAGGCACTCCCGCTCTCCGGTTCTACTCCGAAATGGAAACGTAAAAGTAGGATTAAGATTATATTAAACCTACTTTTCCCGATACACACAAATTGTGTGTATCAACTGTACTAGTACGAATAGTACAGTTCACTTTCACACTTTAGCGCGTTAAAGTGGTAACGCGTTAACACGCTAACATGGTAACGTGTTAACACGTTAACGTACAAAAGCGATTTATAACTTTACCATATACAATAATAAGAAATACATAAGATAGTTTTTAAAATCACGAACATAATATTGAAAACTATATACGTGATTATGAATACTACATCATATAAATTCAAAAATTGATTATCTCATATTAGATACAACATGACAATATATCATATACTATCAAGTAGTATTCAATATTACATGATATATTCTTATATTATCATACGTCAACTAAATTAAAATCAATACATTTAAACATGGTGACAATTCACTCATAAAAGTTGACAAAAAGTCAACATGAAAAATACTATAGCTTTTCCATATTATATATATGATAATATCAATACGTTAAAAGTATACCATTTTGCTAAACGAAACAATAGTTTATGAAAAAATAACATCATGCACTATGCATAGTTATATCACAAAAAATTTAACACTATGCCCTTGGTTTTTACTCCATCAGTGAACGATTGTTTACTAATTTGCTGTCGAAATTGCCTATTAAGTACACTTATAATATACTATACGCCGTGGATTTTGGTTCTTGCTGTCGAAATTGCTGCCTCCGACGTGGAGCAAAACCGGAAACGGAAAACCGTTTTTTATATATAATAGGAAACGATTCCCTCAAATCGTCGATTCATCCGAAAGAAGCGCAAAAACGCGCAAGCCTACAAAAAAAGCCGAACAATTAAAATTTTGTTTTAAAAAACGTTCGTACTAATCCGAACAAATATGGTAAATTTTTAAGAATGTGTTCGTGTTAGGTTTACAAGCATAGTAAAAAGAGCTACAATGCGCTTGAAAATGATAGTTTTAGTGTAGAGTGTAGGTTGACAATGTGACATGGTCCTTGACAGCTTCATAACGGACTTGCGATTGAGTGGGAGCGCTCAAAAAGTGAACCGCGGTTCACAGTGCGCAGGCGGTTAGAAAAAGACAGTACTTTTCCATAGACCCGGTCTATCTTTTAAGCTGTCACGGCGTAGCACATTAAAACCCTGTCAGGTTAGGCGCGCGAAAGATGTATTGTCGATTGTCGCATAATTGCGCGTAACGCGTTTAAAGTAGCAGGTTTCTATTTATTATGTATGTAGTAGATAGTCATGGGATAGCTTTTCAGCTATCCTTTTTTAATCGGTTCAAATCCGCATGAGGATATAGAACCGTCTATAGTACTACACTATATTATACAATAGTGTATACTGTCACTTATTACCATACCATGAACAAAAACAGAAAGAGGAAAAAAAAGATGAAGAATGTTTATACTGAAAAAGGACTTGCTATCACTGTTAAGGCACATAATGAGGTTGTCGAAAACATTGGATACCTTACGGGACGGACGAATGAAAAAGCGGTTATTAAATACAGTGACGGGTTAGTTCGCGACGCTATTACGCAAGGCGTCAATGATTTTGCAGATAGTCGCGATATACGGGATATTTTTATTCATGGAGTGCCAACTACAGATGTAGTGACGGCAAAATTCAACTCAACAGAATTCACTTTCAGTCTTGAGACTAAAACCGTTGAATTGCCTATTGACAGGATTATTAATAGGCTAACAGCAAACGGAAAGCAAACTATTGACCTTGAGGCGTTCGGCTATGGTCTCATTCGTGTTTCTGCTATGGTATTTGCAAATGAAAGGGAAAAAGTAAAAGTAGAATCGGCTTTTACAAACATCCCATATATGACCATTAAAGAGATGAAAAACACGTTACGCAAGTTTGAGATTTGCGCAACGTCGGAGGATATCCGCGCAATTGCGCATATCTTCGCACCAACTGTTAGGATTGACGGGAATACTCTGAATGTGACTGTCAACGTGAATAAAATAATCAAGGCGATTCTTGCGGGATTACCTATTACCGCTATCACCTATGGGAAACAAGAGAATAAGTAATATTGTTCGTCGGAATATCCTATATAGGATATTCCGATATAAGCATATACTGACAATGTATATGTTTATATCGGAATATCTTTTTTTATACTCAAAAAGTATTATTAGTATTATACTAATATTTCTAACTGTCTATATTTTAATATACTAGTTAGATAACACTAACTTTCTACTACGGATGAAGACAATTGTATCTAGAATTGCTTGATTCATAGTTGCATGTTCGTATTATACTTATAAGCGGTTGATTGTCTATTTGTATTATACTTAAAGCCGATAATTACCACTTTATATTATACTAAAAAAGTGACTGAGGTTTTGGCGATTGAGTATCACTTTGCTTATTCATCCTCTGTCATGAAAGAAGGTGGAAAACTATCATTGCGTTTCTGCGACGGCATGTTATAATACAAGCTATTGACAGGTACATGCTAAAAGTGTGTCTGTCAATGGCTTGTATCCGTGTGTATGCTGACTGACAAGCCAAACAAGAAAGCAGGTGACGCAATGACAAAAAAGAAAATGTTTGTAACAGGTAAACTATACGGTTTTTACTTTGACGGTAAGCTTGTCGGTGTAGATATCTCTATATCGTCTGCAATGGCTTATGTAACATGGTGTGCCCGGGAATGGGACAAAATGAGTATAGACTATTTTGACGAAAATACACCTATTGAGAAAGACTCTATGCGCAAGCTGATAGAAAACAAAAAAAAGTCAATTGAACTTTGTCGCGCATTCAGTCAAGTAGATGAATCATTGCTTGAACGTGAAAATTTGCCTATGCAGGTGACAAAAGAGATGTACGAACATCGCAAAGACTACGAATACCATAAGTAAACAATAGCATACACACAAATAAGACAGAGATACACTCTCTGTCTTTTCTTATGTCCAAAAACTGTCAATGTCAGTTACTGGACACTGTCAGGGATGTATTCGATTATGTCCGAAATTTGTAAACCTGTTAATTTACACAATGTATCTAGTAAATGTAGATTTACAACGGTTTGCCCATGTCGAATTTTAGTTAAAGTTGGGCCTGATATAAAATTTTCAGAACATAGTTTACTTTGTGAATATCCGCAATGTTTCAAATAATCGATAACATCAATTCTATATCTAATCATAGCAATCTCCATTCTGTAATTATCACGTGGTCAACACGTGATTTTTAAATCTCCATAACTTAGAGTTACTCTAAGTATTGGCAGTCTATAAATCTGTCTGTCTCTATTGTACTCAACGACCAAAAATATTCAACAGAAGAAAGGAAAAGAACATGAACAAAATTGGTAAAAAGGCACTTGCTTTGTCTCTCTGTGAAGACTTCCATAAGTACGGCATTGTTCCGGCAAATGTACAGAAGTCGGATATTGCCGATTGGCACGTGCATATTGCCTTGTCCAATGGCAAAGTGAAAGCGCCGTGTATCTCGTTTATTGGTGGAAAAGAGGGAACGTGTGCATGTAATGTGCCGTGTGACACTGCATGCTATGCAAAACACGGCCCCATTAGCTGGCCACATCGCAAGAGGTGTGTTTGGCTGAATTGGATGCTGTGGAAGGGAGACCCGGAACGATTCGAACAAGAAGTTATTGAAGGTGTGAGAGACTACACCTTCGCACGGTACAACGACGACGGAGACATTCCAGACCCGGTATATATCGACATGACGCGCCGTGTTGCTAAAGAGTGTAGTAATACGCACTTCTGGTTGATGAATAAGCGGATGGTCTGGGTCAATGAAAACATCCGCAAGAACGGCATGTTTGCCGATAACCTTGTGTACATGTCTTCTCAATGGGGGG